TAACGCTTTCGTAGAGGAACGTGGGGGGTGGTTATCAGAAACCTTAATGCAAGAAGTAAAGAATTCGTGGAATCTTGGGGGACATCAAGCATATCAGGTGGATTGGGCCCAGGGAATTGAACCTTATGGAAGAGATCGAGAAGGAAATATAGTTTGGAGATATATTGAAAGTTCTGACTTCCGCTTAGAAATGTTAGAAAATTTGGTCCGGTGAAAAATAAAGGATTCTTTTCAAGACACTGGAGCGAATCTGACGAAAGAGTACTCAAATATTTGGGGGACTTTTTCAAAGATCCTCCGATTAAACCAGATTATAAAGCTGGATACGACGTTACGGTGGGAGATGCAAAGATAGAAATAAAATCGTGCCAAGAATGGATACATTCAGAAAGTGTTAAGGGAAAATGGAAGAGAAGAAGAGGGAGATTCCACTTTGATAAGGGAACAGAGGCCGATATGATTTTATTTGTATTAGTCAAAGAATCGGGGGAGTTGGAATTTGCTATCCGATTTCCAGAACAATATGGAGTACGGAAATTGAAAATACCTATAACGATATTATGGAATAAAGTATTTACAGAGGCGAGGATATGAATTTACGTTGTTTTTGGGGAATTCATAAGCCTGTTGCTACCAATCCTAAAAGGGGGATATTAATAGGGGGAACCCATTGTAAAAGATGTGGGAGTATTCTAACTAATCCCATAGAATGGCCTAACCCCCTTCCTTCGCAAACTATTCAACCTTTTTGTGAAAACTCTAAATGCCCTATATGTCATTCTAGCCCTATATATACCTATTTTTGCTTAGGAATACGTTGGGATTTAGAAACAAAATATCCGTATTATATACCAAATGAAAATTTAAAATGCCCCTACGGAGAAAAAGGGCATCTCCATCGTAGTTGTTCTTGTAAATATAAGTGGGTGGAAAAAACAGCCATAGATGCCGAATTAACGGAAGGCGAATAAATGGATTATACAAAAAAATTGATCAAGGCTGCTAAAGATTATTTAAGGGCATCTACTTGCAATTGTAAATATAATGGCGGTTGCCCACAAGAAGTTTTGCAATCTTTAATAGATGAATATAAACCTCCTCTAATTATTCCTACCAAGAAAAAGAAAGGTTCCAAATGAAACTGAAAATTGTTAGTCCTACAGGATTGGTCAAAGATGTTAAAGTGGTTAATGCAGAAACCAACGAAATGCTTGATGATGTTAAGGAATTTACCATCCATGCCAAATCCAATATGGGATTAGTAGAAGTTTCAATTAAATTTTCTCGTTTAGCTTTTGAAGTAACTGCGGAAAAAAAGAAAAGAACAAAGAAACCCAAATATCCTGACTCTACTGCATATTCTAAAAGTTGTATAGAGGCCAACAAAAAAACAGTTATGGATGGGGAGGGGAGAGTTGATTTAGACTACGTGGAAAATCATGGGGTGAATCCTAATGATCGCCTCAGTTGGTATATGTGGCGATATTTTATCAAAATATATTCTGAAAATAAATTAACTAAAATAAAAGTTCCAGATATTGTAGATTTCATTAGAAGAGAATTTGGGCCAGATCAATCAGCAATTGAATTTAAGTTTGACAGGACGACTGCAAATCATTGCATAAATAAATTTTGTTTCATTGGACTATTAAATAAACATAAAAAATCAGATGAATGCTTTTATACTTTCTCCAACTCCGTAAAAAGAAGGGGGTTAGAGTGGTTTTTACAAGGGAATAAATATATGAAAGGCCATTTTCAATCGGGAGCAGAGGGGTTTTTTAATCTATTGGAAATAAAGGAATAAAAATAATGGCTTCTGGGATATATGTAATAGTTAATAAAATAAATAGAATGATGCACGAACCTTGGAGCAAAGAAAGAAAGACCAAATTATCGGAATTCAAAATAAAATATTATCAAGAACATCCTATGAGCAAAGAAACTAGACAAAAAATGTCAGAAGCTAAAATAGAATATCATAGAAAAATGAGGGAGAAAAAAATTGAAAAATGAACTAAAAATAGAGAGGTCATTTCCAATCGGACACACAAGGATTATTCAATCTACAGGATGTTACAAATGAATCTTAAAAAAGAAGGAAAAGATTTAGTCCAACGGGGGGTTAAATTGGGGAAATCTTTTGTATTAACAATTATATTATTATTGCAATTGGCCATTCAAGTTTGTATACTATTCTTTACTGTATGGATAACCGTATTTACCAAGGGGAAGGAAATTGCAGATAGAAAAACATTTGAGATATCCAAGGGATCTACAGTTCCTATGACTCTATTTCCAAGGGGGAATTGAATTGGGACTTCGAAATGAATTAGAGGTTGAAAGGGTATTCACTTACGGAGTTGCTTTGGAACAGGGGGGTACTCAAAAAAACGCTGTATTCTGTTGGGAAAATATCATTTATATTATGAACTCCGATAAGACTATACTACTTCGGTTTGAAACATCGGTTAATGAATTCAAAGACCCCATTAGATTTTTCTTGAGCGATTATGATTCCCCAAATTTTACTGCGGACGGAAGTAATATAACTTTCCTTCAAAAAGGGGAGGAATTCATACGTAGCAAGAGATGCCGAATCCCCAATCAAACTTTTCAAGAAGTTGAAGAATTGTTTTATAAATTTTATAGTCCTGATAAAATGAAATGGAAAATTTCCTTTAGCAAATCTTCGTTGGATCTCTTGGACGAGAATTTATCGCATATTGAATTTGTAACTAAAGGGGGGGAACTAAAAATACTCCAACGAGATATCTATGTCGGATCTCTAATCCAACTCGAAAGAAAAATGGAAATGGAGGGCCTCGGCCTAACAGAACCAGAAGATGTTCTTCCAGATTCTCTTTCCCCCATGGGAATGAGGACTGGTGATTTCTTGGCACTATTTAATTTCAATGAGAAGGTAGACATTTATTTTCCAGAAGAACTGCAATACTTTATAATTGAGGGATTGCATAATAATATATCAGGGGTTATTGCGGGGTGCATTTATGACGACTGCGGGACAATAGCTGATTTAGGGGAGGTTATGCATGGGCGGAAAAAGTCGGAAAACGGGGAGTATATCCAAAAAGTTAGTCGAACGGTTGCTGAGCCAATCCTCAAAAGGAGGAAAATCATCTAAGTCGGGGGTTTCTCCAAAGGGATTATTGGATAAGGGGGGACTTGATTGGACGAAGGATTTTCCTGGGGATGAGGAAAGAAAGAAACGCGAAGCCGAGGGAGGGGGAAATAAATGAATCCCGACGATATGCTCACAGGACGCGAGATGGACGCGCTGGTGGCGGAGAAGATCATGGGGTCTGTGCCATGCGACGGATGGAGTCGCTTTCATATAGGCGAGATGATGAATGACATGAAGTGTGAGCATGAAATGGGCAAGTGTTTCCCAAAGAAAGCTGGGCCTCCGATGTATTCCACCTCCATTTCCGCTGCGTGGCAGGTCATGGAGCATTTCAGACAAAACCAATGGAAAGTAAGCGTTATTGGTAATGAATGGTATGACGGAGCGTCGTGGATTTGTGTTATGAGAGACGCGATAGGCGAAGAGAGGGGAACCGGGATCGACAAAAAGTCATGTACTGTCGTTGATGGTAAGCAGGGATGGGATGAACCGTCCGCCCCTCTCGCCATCTGCCGCGCCGCGCTGAAGACGGTGGGAAAAAATGAGACTTTCTAATTGTACCCACGAAGTACCTCCCTTTGCCCTATGTGGGATATGCGAACCAGAGGAATTGAAGTCAATACTTAAAGAGATAAATCGACTATGGGGAAAGTTAGATGGCCCATGCCCCTATTGCAAAGTAAATGGTCCCTGCAAACATTGGTCTGGATGTGGATGGTCCGCCTCGTTTAAAACTGTAGAGGAAAAAATATGAACGAAATTGAGTTTGTTAAAAGTGTTCAAACGCTAGAAGTTAGAGAAAACGATCTAATGATTATCAAGATTCCTTACAAAATTAAACCAGAAAATTCTGAAAAAATTAGAAAACTAGCAGAAGATAATTTGCCTATAGGAATGAAAGGAAAAGTAAAAATATTCATCCTTGAAGAAGGGGTTGATATAGGAATTATACGAGCAGAGGAGGATAACCATAAATGTGTCAAGAATGTAGTTGGGAAAATTTCATAGAAGAAATAAATGATTATTTATCAGACCCAGATTACGATTGGGCCGAAGAAACGCTGTCGGGGATTGCAAATACTGTAGAAGAAAATAGTCATGTAACGGATAGGCAAAAAGAAGCGGTGGAGAATATCGTTGAGGCTGTTGAAAGGAAAAGTCGGTGAAAAGTAATTACTTAAAATTGCTTGAGAAATATAAAATTACTCCAACTTTTCCATGCAGTCAAGAATATTTTGAACGATCTGGAATTGAAGAGCAAACTTGTGGAGATTATGTATATTGGAAACAACACGAGTGGTTCATAGGGCCGCCAATAAATTCACTAACGGGGGAGTTAGTTAAAAGCCCTCCTTCAGATTGGATTATTCCCATGAACAAAATTTGGGCTTGTTTTCATAATTGGGAAATGTCCTCAGATTATAAGAAGGAATTTTTATCCTTTGAGTATATCTATGATCCCAAAAACTTTTTGAAAATGGAAGGGGGTCGTTGGTCTATCTTTAGGAAAAATATTCGCAAATTCCCTGGCCGATATGGGAATGCCCCCCTACGATATATTGAAGCAACCTCTGATCATGAGGAGGATTTGAAAAAGTTATTTCTGGAATGGGTTGGTACCAAGGGGGAAGATCAAGAAATACATGATGATGAAGTTATGCTAAATTACCTTTTTCATGGTAATAATAGAAAAATTTTGGTAGATAAAAATAATTATATTTTGGGGGTAAATATATGGGATTTGGGGTACTCCCAAATTTATTTCCGGTTCAATTTCTCCCGAAATATCAAATTTTTAAACGAATATTTGAGATATATTTTCTATACAGATCCTATCATATTGAACCAAAATAAATTGGTTAATGATGGGGGATCTCTAGATAACAAAAATCTTGAGGCATTTAAGGACAAACTTTGCCCTTTGGAAAAAAGGGAAATTTTTTCTTATATCAAAATGGAGGAAATATGAAACCTATAGATTTTTCTGAGAAAACAAAAGATTTACAAAAACCAGCAGAAATGACAGATAAAGAATGTTCCCCACTTCCCATTTGGAATGACGGACAAATTTGTATATCTTGTTGGAAAGCAGATTGGAAAGAAAGATTATCTATTTTATTTTTCGGAAAAATTTGGATCCGAGTTTATTCAGGGGTAACTCAACCACCTATATATTTAGAAGGAACAAAAACACCATTTGCTACTCCTATGATATTAAATGTTAAAAAGTTAAAAGATGCCTGGAATAAAACTTTTATGGGGAGGGAAAAATGAAAAAAGTTGATCTGTTAAATGCTATCAAATCTGTAATGATGGGGATTGACAAATCCAGTGCCATCGGATCAGATTTTATTCTATTCGATGAAAACTGGGTCCGGTCGTACAAGGAGGATATCAGTTGCTCCTTCCCCCTTGAAACGGGAATCAGAACAGCTGTTAGAGCAGAAGAATTGTACAAGGTTTTATCCAAAATGGAAGCCGAAGAAATTGATATCAAGATGAATGACGACGGTAAATTTCAAGTTAAGGGGGGGAAGACTACTCTCAAAATGAACCCTCTTCAAAAAGAACAGATTACCAGTTCTCTAGAGAGGGCTTGGGCTGTTCAAACAGATGGATTGGAATGGTTCTATCTCCCCAAAGACTTCCAAGTGGGAATGGAACTTTGTTCATTCAGCGCAGGGACGGGGCCAGCTTTGGGACCTTTGGCAGGGGTTCATTTCTTCGAAAATAAAGCAGTTTCTACAGACAATTACCGGGTGTCCATCTATACCATGTTGGAAGCAGTCACTAGCGCATTTACCCTCCCAACCAAAACGGTGGAAGGGCTTATGAAATTAGAAGAGAACTTTGAAATTATTGCTTTATCAAAGGCATGGGCTCATTTCTCTAACGAAAGGGGAGCTATCTATAGTTCAAGGGTACTAGCAGGGGATTACCCTTCCAAGAAGATTGTGGGACTGTTCGAAGTTATGAAATTTGATATGACTGCTGATCCTCTTGAGTTTCCCAAGGGATTGGAGGCTCCGTTGGAAAGGGCTAAAATCCTGGCTGGTGCTAGTGGAGATGGATGGGATGCTTTATCAAAAGTTTCTCTTTCCTATTCCAAGGGAGTTTTAGAAATTCGGGCGGGGAAAGAAGCAGGGGAAATTGTTGACGGAGTTGATTGGAAAAAAGGTCATTTTGAAGAAGGAATTGAACTTAAAGTACAACCTGACTTTTTCAAAAAAATTTTAGGAATCACCCGTCAATTCCGTATGAGCGGAGTTAAGAAATCATTGTTGTTCTCTTCGGAGAAATTTAGTCATATTATGGTTGCATCAGTAGGAAAATAGGAGATTGTATGAGAAATTATTTTAGTAAATTAGTTGGGGCAATTTTTATAGGAATTATTATTCTTTCTGAAGTTCAATTTTCTCCTGGAATAATAGTAAAAACAGTGTGTATAGATGGACTTGAATTTGTAGTAGCCTATCCACTTAAATGGTCAATGGGAAATATCTTACCTGCTAAGGCCCCCACATCGGTGATTCAAGTGTATGATAAGAGTGATTATGCTCATGGTAGTCCTCAACCAAAAAGTTGCAAATAAAAATGAAAAAGAAAGACAAAAAGATTAAGACAAGTATTATTCTTACTCCTTCTGATGAGTCAAAATCAGTTTGTCCTCGCTGCAAAAGTTATTATGCGGGTAAAATTCCAGTGTTGGATTTCAAAGATCCAGAATATTCTGCAGGGAAAAGGGAGAAACCACCTACCATAATGGTAAAATGCCACGGGGCGCACCCCCAAGATCCTTGGGAAGGGAAAGATTAATGGATGAAGAGACTGCTAGATTCATATTAAATTTATTTTGGTTGGCTGACGGAGGGGATTGTGCTTTTTGTACTGGGGAAATGACAAGATTCTTTATTGAAAAGTTTCCTCAATTCGAATGGATAGCTGATGAAATTGCCAAGAAAAAGGGCTTCGATCCTATGTGCTGGAGGGAGCATTAATATGGACATTAATCAAATTAGGATTGAAAAAAAAAGATGGAAAATAATATGCAAAGAATAATATCACAAATGGTAGGATTATTTATAGACCAAACTGAAGTAAGAGTTGAGAATATAACTATAGCCATGATAGATGTGACTAGTCTAGGAGATACCAAACCCCGATTCGTAGTGGGACATGTGGAAGTGGGGTTGGAAAAAATATAAATGCGAGGGTTCTTTGATATACCAACTCCTGCTAAAGCAGCCCAACCAAAAACCCCCCGAGGGGCCGTAGGTTGTGACGCATGTGGGCTGAAAAATCGTACCCTATCCCCAAATATTCCCCCCACTGGTGAAGGAAAACTTAAAACCTTCATATTGGGGGAAGCTAGTGGTGAGCGAGAAGATCAACTGAACAATCAATTTATAGGAGAAACTGGCCATTTTCTTAGAAAATGCTTTAGGATTATGGGGTACGATCTAGATAGAGATTTCAGAAAAACTAATGCCGTAGCGTGTTTTGTTTATCATCAAGTTCCTATATTTACTATAGATGGGTATAAACCTGTATCTAAAGTTAAGGTGGGGGATTTAGTATTAACCCATAAAGGAAGATTTAGAAAGGTAATATCTAGAATTCAAGATCTTCCCAAGCACCTTAAAAGAATTACTGAAGAAGTTTACAAAATTAAAGTGGGGAGGATCAATTCTCCTTATAAAAATAGAAGTTTGAAAGAATTTGTTGTTACCTCTTCACATAGATTTTTATCTAAAATAGACAATAAAGAAAATTGGGTTTATGCACGTCAATTAAATAAAGGAGATAGAATAATAGCCATAGGAGAAAAATGTATAATTTGTGGGGGTATTTTTTTTAAAACTAATTCTTATGGGGAAAATATTTGTTCTTTAATCTGCGAAAGTAAATACTTAGAGGATAAATATGGAGAAAAACTTAGGGAGAAAGCCCATGAAAAAGTAAGAAGATCGGCTAAACTGGGCGTTTGGGGGAAGATGACGGGGGGGAAAGTAACTAAGGAAGCTAAGCTAAAAGGCAGAATAAAATGGGCCAAAATTAAAGAATCTGAAAATAAATTATCTAGTATATCTCCTATCACAATAGGATTTGGAGAGGGGTCTTTAGCAAATTATTTATCCGATAAAAAAATACAATTCATTTCTCAATTTGCCATTGAAACATTAAATTATGATTTCTTTTTGCCAAAGTATAATTTGCTAGTGGAAGTAGATAATCCGGATAGGAACGGACAAAAATCAGTTAAAAATGATCAAACGAAAAAAAACATACTAGCTAAAAATTATAATTATGAATTACTCCGAGTTTCCTCTAAAAATCCTATTTCCCCAATAGAAAGATTAATAAAGAATCATAATCAAGAATATCAATTCACCGAAGTAGAAATAGTTTCTATAGAAAAAATTCCTATAGGAAAAAGAATGTCTTTAACTTGCATAGAAGTAGAAGAGGACAATAGTTTTATAGCAAATAGAGTAATTCATCATAATTGCCGGCCAACCAACGAGAAGGGGAGCAACCGAACTCCGACTACACGGGAAATCAAAGCTTGCGAACCTAACTGGCGAGCAGCGATACAACAATTTCAACCGAAGTATATACTACTTTTTGGCGCAAAAGCAGTAGAGGCGTTTTTCATGAATAGGACTCAACCTATTTCAACAAATTTATCTATTGGGAGATGGAGAAAACTTTGCATTCCTGATGTTCAAACGAAGGCTTGGGTTATCCCACTATACCATCCCTCTTTCGTTATCAGAAATCCTGACGCAGAGAACATTTTCAAATTAGACCTCCAATGGGCAATGGAACAAATAACTTCAAATTTACCAGAAATAGAAGAAATTGATTATTCCCAAAAGATAAAATGTCTAACCAATACAGATGAAATTTTAGATATTCTCAAAACGATTAAAGAACAAAAACCAACGATAGCATTTGATTATGAAACTACTGGCCTCCGTCCCTACTATCCCGGCCACTCTATTGTGTCTACGGCTGTCGCTATCTACGGGGAGGACATAGCCTATGCCTGGCCCTACTCCTACCCCGGAGCGTGGCAATCAGGACAGTTAGAAGCGTTGAATAAGGCATGGCGAGGGGTACTCTCCGACCCAGAAATATTAAAAGTAGCCCAGAATATTCAGATGGAGCATCCGTGGAGTAAAATCATAATTGGAGAAGAGCCAAAAGGATGGTATTGGGATACAATGGTTTGTTCTCATATCGTAGATGAACGAGCAGGATTTACAGGGCTAGATTTTCAAACGTTTATAAATTGGGGGTATGAATACGGAGGGGATATTTCTAAATTCAAAAAGGCCCTTCCGGGAACTAAATTTAATACTATGCAGAAGTGCCCATTAAATGAGCTATTGAAATATAACGGATTAGATGCTTATTTCACGATGAGATTGGCGGAACGGCAATGGGATTTCATGGATAAGGGGAATAAGGAATCCCTCGCCGCTTCTAAAGCCTACGATTTATTTCATAAAGGAGTTCTTGCTTTTTCTGATATGGAAATGGAAGGGATCTCAGTAAACGTAGAATATTATCAAGATACCCAAATAAAATTAGAAAAAAGACTAGATTTCCTAGAAAAACAATTACTTCGCTCTCCAGAAGCAAAATTATTTAAATCTAAAACAGGAAGAGAAATAAAATTAACTTCTTCTGATGATATGAAAAAACTTTTGTTTGAATTCTTAGGAGTAAAATCCATCAAAAAAACGGAGGGTGGTGGGGACTCCGTAGATAAAGACGTTGTGGAAAGTTTGGATATACCCTTCGCAAAAGATTTGGTTAAAAAAAGAAAATTGGATAAATTGAAGACTACTTATATTGATGGAATTTTAGGTTTACAAGTCAATAAAAAATTACATCCTAATTCTAATTTACATTTAGTAAGAACAGGCAGAAGTTCTATGGACTCCCCCAATATGCAAAACATTCCCAAAAGAGATAAAGAATCTATGACTATGGTAAGAAATGGAATAATTCCCTCTCCAGGAAACCTATTAGCTGAGGCTGATTATGGGGGGCATGAAGTCGGCATTTTAGCTTGCTATTCCAAAGACCCTGTATTAATGAAAGAACGTATAGATGGAGCGGATATTCATCAAGAGTGGGCAGATTTTTTACAACTAAAGGGATTCGATGCAAAAATAATGAGATTCGATGCCAAGAACGCCATGGTTTTTGCCCTCTTTTACGGCAGTTATTATAAAAATATTCATGCAGATTTAATTAGCAGAGGATACCATGATCTACCTATAATGAGAGTTCAAAAAGCAGAGCGAGAATTTTGGCTAAAATATCGTGGGATTAAAAAATTTCAAGATGGACTAATAAAATCATACCAACAAAACGGATATGTTGAAATGATGCATGGCTTCCGACGAAGGGGATTTTTAACCAAAAATGAAATTATAAATTCCGTAATTCAAGGCACAGCATTCCACGTACTTTTAGAATCAATAATTAAAATAAATGAAATATCAAAAGAAGAAAAATGGAAATCTAAATTAATAGGACAAATCCATGATTCTATAATTATAGATACTAACCCAAACGAAATAGATCATGTAATAGAAACCACTAAAAAAGTGATGACTAAAGATGTTTTAGCGAACAATCCTTGGATCATTGTCCCATTAATATCTGATATAAAAATAGGAAAAATTAACCAATCCTGGGATTTTTTAGTATGAGGGAGTTAAAAGTTGAAAATGTAGGAAATCCTGTAGTATAAGGTAAGGAGAGAACCTATGCCTTTGCAATTGTCGTATCGCCCAAAAAATCTAGAGGAGTTTTTTGGAAATGAAAATATTAAGGAAAGCCTAAAATCAATTTTATCAAGAGAAGATAAACCACATACCATTTTACTATCTGGTCCAAGTGGATGCGGAAAAACAACCCTCGCAAGAATAATCGCTAACATGTTGAAATGTTCTGAAATGGATTTAGCTCAATATAATATATCTGATATGCGGGGGATTGATACTGCTAGAGAAATTATAGCTAGTTGCCAGTTTGAGCCATTGTATGGGGACATAAGAGTAATCATTCTGAACGAATGTCACAAATCTACCGCCGATTTTCAGAATGCAATGTTAGAAATTCTAGAAGAACCCCCAAAGGGAGTCTATTTCATTCTTTGTACTACAGAACCAGAGAAATTGTTGAAAACAATTAAAACTAGATCCACCACATATAACGTTTCAACTCTACGAAAACACGATATGATTTCCTTGATAAATTGGATTTTAACCTCAGAGAACGTTCAATTATCGGAAAAGGTGAAAAGTGACATTCTATTCTCCGCAGAAGGGTGTGCTAGAAAAGCATTGGTCATTTTGGATCAAATCATTGATATCCAAGAGGAAGAGAAACAACTTGAAGCTATCAATGAAAATTTACCTAGTGAGACTGTCATTATTGACTTGTGCCGCAAAATTATGGCTAAAGAGAAGGGCGAAAATCGTTGGAAAGAATTATCCATAATGTTGAAGGGAGTGGATCAGGAAGCTGAATCAGTTCGCAGAGCGGTTCTTGGGTATCTTGCCTCCGTACTTTTAAATGGGGACCATAAGAATGGAGAGAGAGTAGTTAGATTGATGGCTGAATTCTCAAACAATTTTTATGATTCTGGAAAAGCCGGATTAATTGCAAGTTGTTACATGTCTACTCTAATATAAGGGGAAAATATGGACGTTAATAAAATAAATGAAGGAGTTGCGAAAGTGCTTACAGGCATCAAAGAGCTAAATGGTTTTGATATAGCAGAAAAGATAGCGGTGCTCCAATCCGCTGCTTCTTTACTACAAAATACTCTAGCAGCGGAGGGAATTAAAGAAATTTATAAAAATGTGTTCGATAAAATGTTAGGGGGGAAATAAGAAATGAGCGACGAATTAGAAATTTCAGAAATTGAAAAAGACTTAGAAATTGATAAAGACAACCTCGATATTGCATGCCTCGACCAGCCAAGACGTTTCCTAAAGTGGTCAATAGAATACTCAGAAGCCATCCGAGTCAGAGACGAAGCAAAAAGGAGGGCAATGGTAATTAAATCTAATATAAATATGGATGTACGTGCTCGCCCTGCGGAGTATAAAATAGATAAAGTAACGGAGGGTTCCATAAATGCAGCTTTAGAATCCAACGAGGAGGTGAATAAAGCCGAGAAAGAAATATCAGATGCACAATATGCGGTGAATATTTATTCCGCCGCAAAAGAAGCACTAGATCAACGCCGGTCCATGTTGGAGAGATTGGTGGCTCTGTACATCTCTGGTTACTTTTCTCAAGTTCGGTTGGATACCACAGAGGTAGGAAAATTAGCAGATGACGCCACCGCCCACCAACGATCTCTCCTCAAGGCCAGAAAGAGGACCGAATGAATGATTTAAAACTGTGGGAACAAATATTAATAGCTGTAGTTGGAATACCCTTATCACTAATGGCTATATATATGGTGGTTAGGGTAATAGCCACAGCGTGTATGAACAGTTGGTGGGACACTAAAATTAGTCACACCAAAAAACTCCTTGACGTGTTCAAGGATAACCCCCAAAAGGGACCGGAGGGCAAAAGTGACGCTCCGCCACATAAATGAGGCGGCTTCTAAGAACATGTTAGCTAACACTAACATTAAGTCCTTCAGGCTGCGTCCCAGCCTGTATACCACGGGCGAGAATTACTCGCGCCGCCGCATGATCTCTGTGCGCACTATACCCACAATCACAATCATGCCTCCGCTCACTCAAGGTTTTCTTTTTAACCTTGCCGCACTCAGGACATATCTGCGAAGTATAACGCGCACTCACCTCTTCGTATCGAAGACCGGCGCTTTCAGCCTTGTTCTTCAATATCATAAGGAAGCTAGCCCAGCCAGCATCCAACACCGCTCGTGCCAATCGGTGGTTCTTGACCATCCCTTGGACGTTCAAGCTCTCCACCACAAAAGCTCCGTAGCGATTGATCAAATTCACCGCAATTTTATGATGAGCATCCTTTCGTACATTCGATATTTTCAAGTACAATTTGGAAACAATCCTTCGTTGTTTTTCTCTACTATTCGATCCTTTTTTCTTTCTACTCAAACTGCGTTGGGAGATTCGAAGTTTGCCAAGATTTGGCTTCATCGGTTGAAGAGGATAGATATGCTCTCCATCACTAGTAGTCAAGAAACTTTCCAACCCAACGTCAATACCAATAATAGGCTTACATGTAATTATTTGAGGCACCAGGGGGAATTTGCAAACCGCCGTCACATACCATTTATCCAATTCTCTTTTAATATTAATAGTTTTAACTGTACCTTCAATGAGGCGATGCAAATTGATTCGTACCAGTCCAATATGTTGAAGCCTCAGTTTATTACCTATTATCCGGGCACCATCTCCGCCACCAGATGGAAACGTTATCGAATGAAATTGATTTCTTGCTTTGAATCTCGGGTAGCCCGGCTTTCCGCCAGATTTAACACGGCGAAAGAACGCTTTGAAAGCCTTATCCAAATTGCGCATTGTTGCTTGAGCAGAGGAAAAATTGATTCTAGCATAGTATGGGTTTATCTTTCGATCAAGGGTAAATTGGGCCGATTGTTCCACATAATTAACGCCATGTTTATTTGTTTCATAAGATTCCTTTCGCCACCTCAAACAGGCATTGTAAAGTCTTCTGTGGGTTTCAAGGGATGTTTCAAGTTCCCTAGTTTGATTCACATTTGGTTCAAGTCGATATTTGAAAGCTTTGAACATCTACTTTCCCTTTTGCGAGTCTATATACATTCGTATTGTTACTCCCAAAACTTGCCCTACAGTTCCAGCATAATAACTACGACTCCAAAGAGTAGGCAATCGAGAACGCAACGAAGAAAACTCCCGACGCAATATTCGACTAGTGAAACCCTTCAGTCGATTTACAATTTCAGCAATCCCTTGACGAGGGTCAAATTCTATAAATATATGGACATAATCTGGATTTATATCCAAAGAGTAAATTACCATTTCCAATTCTTTTGTCTTGGTATAAAGCAATATCCTAAGCCTCTTTTCAATATCCTCTACAAGCACAGGGCGGCGGTATTTGGTGCACCATATCAAATGCAATTTAAGATTAAAAATTGCCTTAACATTTCGAACATATCTTGCCATGTAAATTATTATAAGTTCGGCGAGTATATAAGTCAAGTTAATCGAAAGGAGGGAGTTTCCTCTGCCACCTAAAGGCAGCAGTTACTAATTTAATAAAATAAAAGAAGGAGGAAAAAGAAATGGCCACGCTTGACAGACGTGCGGCGATGAAAGAATCTCTGGCAAAGAAAACCCAAGAGTCATACGAAAAGCGGGATGACTCTGGGCAGTTTAAAAACATTTTCAAAGATGAATACGTTAGCAAACTTTGGAAATGTGGGGAGGGGGAACATCTTATCGATATTATTCCCTTCCTTGCTGGAGACCATGATCCTAATACCAAGCCTGGGGAACCCAATTATGTATTGATTCTTTGGGTTCATTATCAGGTAGGGGTAAATCAAGATGCTTATGTTTGCCCCGCTCGCAATTATAATAAGTCCTGCCCCATTTGCGAATATCGTGAAGAGGTTCGCCGGCAGGAGGATTATGATGAGGATCTGGTAAAGGAACTCACCCCCAAACGTCGGAGTATCTACAATATCCTGTGCTACGATAATGATAAGGAAGAGAACAAGGGGGTTCAGATCTTCGATGCCGCCCACTGGTTTATGGAGAAGCATATTGCACCTTTGGCTAAGACCCCCGTTCGGGGGGCTGGAAAATCCACTGATATGTACGTGGCATTCTCAGACCCAGATACAGGGAAATCCATCTCCTTTACTCGTAAGGGAACCAAGAGGAATTCGGAATTTCTAGCCCATAAGTTTGTGGACAGAAATTACCAAATTCCTGATGAAGTTTTGGATGCGGCTTTCATTTTGGACGATTGCGTCAACTATTCTTCTTATGATGAAATTAATCTGGCTTTTCAAGGAGGGGGAGGGGATGTAGCTCCCCCAACAGAGGAATCCCCAGCACCCCAACCGACAGCGGCTCCCGCAGAATCCCGACTTCGTACCAGAGCAACTCCTGCTCCTGCTGCGGAACCTCCGATACCTGCCCCGGCTGTTAATCCAACCCCCACCCCCCGTCAACGCCCCGCCGCTACTCCAGTAACGGCTGGTGCCCAGATCTGTCCTGTTGGGGGAGTATTTGGGGCAGATTGTGAAAAGTATAACGAGTGCGCTACTTGCCCCATTTGGGATGACTGCTCGGCTGAGAAGGATAAGATTGATGCGGCTGGCGCAGAGACTTCTGCACCCTCTGCTACTCGTCCTACTCCTGCAGCCCCGGCAACTCCTAGACCAACTCCTAGACCTGCGGCTCCTGCAGCAGCGGCTCCGGTAGCAACCACTGCGGCTCCTGCCACTGCAGGACCCAGACGTGGTTTAAGACCAAGAGGGTAATACATATGGGGACGGTCACAGACGGTCGGGGTGTATTGGTTCGGGATAGCCTATCACTTCTTCCCAACTGTCCGTCCCCTTTTTGATTGCTCCAGGGAGCGTTAAGCCTTGTGTAGGGGGCTGAAACTGGTGCATTGGTTGGGGGGGTGTTCCGTATGTCTGGTTAGATTTTCCGGTACGGACACGGATGGTAACCGTGCTGACCAAGCGAATGTCTTGGGACGATGGCACCCCTAACCACCAAATTAATTAGGAGGGAAAATGATAGTAAAACAGAAATTAGATAATTGTGAAAATCACGGCCTTCAATATTCTTGGAAAGTTTTTGAGTTACATCAAAAATGGGGGGATGGGCGCAAATTAGTAAATGGTAGTTCCTTTCCTCCTACTGAAACTCCTATTAGAGAAAAACTACTTCCCCTTATTATGAAACAAACCACCCATATTAGGAAATGTCAAAATTGTTTACGAGAAGAATTATTTGAAATGGAAGAAGTTAGAAAATGGGTTGTTAAATAATGGATGATGGGGTGCCCTATACCATATTCAAACTGCGTCATCCAGACTTGGGGAGTGGGAGCTACCAGCCGGATAAGGGACTGCCTCTCTTGAGGCTTATATCCCACTTCCCAAGGACTATAAAATGAAAAAAGAAGTTATCAAAGAAGATCCTATGCACGAATGGTTTGGATTAACTTATGCATCATACTTAGTTCTTCCTAGAGTAGGATTAATTTCAATGCCATATAATTGGCAAAAGAAAATGGTCAAACTTTTAGAAGAAATGAAAGAAACTTTTTATCCAGATGATCTTATGCCGGAATTATCTCAATACAAAGTTCTACTTACAGATAAAACTGGAAGATCTATCAAAGACCCGTTACGTCATTATCGTCACCATCCTAAGTTAAAAATTAAGGAAAAAATTTGAGCAATCTTTTAATAATTGATTCTAATTTCATAGCATACAGAGCCATGCTATCAATGATGGGACTCTCTTATGAGGAACATTCCACTGGAGTTATATTTGGTTTCATGAGAGAAATTTTAAAGTTATCGGAGGATTTTGAACAACCTCGATTTACATTTGCTTGGGATTCTAGAAAATCATATCGTAGAGATGTTTACCCTGATTATAAAAAACGCCCTCAAATTGAAGATCCCGAGATGGAAGATATAATTCGTTCTGGTAAACCCCAATTTACGGAAATTCGTACAAAGATTCTTCCTAAATTAGGATTTCAAAATAATTTTATTCAAACTGGATTAGAAGCAGACGATATTATTGCTCATATAGCTAATGACCATGCTTGGGAATTTGATCATACTTATATTGTAACGTCGGACGAAGATTTATACCAATTATTAAATTCAAAAGTATCTATTTATAATCCAAGAGAAAAGAAAATTTACTCTAAAGATGATTTCATAGAAGAAAAAGGGATAGACCCTAATATGTGGTACTACGTTAAATCGGTCGCAGGGTGTTCATCTGATAATATAAAAGGAGTAGTTGGAGTTGGCGAGAAAACTGCTATAAAATATTTAAAATCAGAATTAGGAGTTAGTTCAAAAAAATATCAAGATATACATGCTTTTGATCCTACTTTTAATTATTCCTTAGTGAAACTTCCTCATAAAAGATCCACTTCGGTAGATTTAGTACCAGATAAATTAGATTTCAATATATTTGAGGGAATATGCATGGATTATGGATTTTCTAGTTTTTTAAAGAGGGATTTATACAACAAATGGAGAGTTTTATTAAAAGGAGATCAGAATGCCATTGATTAAACGCAAAATACAAGATGTAGCAAAAGGGTTAGTGGCTATACATGAAGAAGAGGAAGAAGTACTTATAGATAAAAGTCGCATGGTTTCTACGGGGTCCACGTTACTAGATTTGGCGATCAGTGGTAGACGCATACGTGGGGGAGGAGTTCCCTCCGGTATACTTATGGAAATTTCTGGACCCCCTTCTAGTGGAAAAACCTCCGTTCTTGGAGAGATGGTAGCCTATGTCCAAAATACTGGTGGTATAACCAAAATAGGAGATGCCGAACGTCGAATGACTCCAGATTGGTTAAAATATATGGGGATCAAAATTAATAAAGAAGATTTATCAAATCCTACTACTGTTAAAGAAGTAGAAAATTTAATTATGGAAACCCCTGAATCTGAAAATGGGGGAGTTAGTTTGACAGCCATAGATAGCGTTGCTGTTTTAATGTCTTCATTAGAAGATGAAAAGGGGGATAAAAGAGGTAGTTCAAGAGCGAAAGAATTCCATCAATTATGCCGAAAGGCAAAAGCAGAAATATCCAAGAAAAATCGTTTGGTCGTACTAACAAATCAAGTACAAGATATCCAAGATGCATTACCTGGGCAAAAAAGAACTAAAACTGGTGGTGGAAATGCTATCCCATTTTTAGCATCTCTACGTTTAGAAGTAACACCTACATTAGGATCTAAAATCAAGAAAAAAGTAAAAATAGGAGCAGTAGAGGTTGAAAAAGTAATTGGAGTAAAATCCAAAGTAACGGTAATAAAAAGTTCTATAGACGCCCCATATAGAGAAGCCGATATATTCATAATTTTTGATTATGGGCTTGACGATCTATGGGGAAATTTAGTGTACATTAAAGAAATGTCTGGTAACAAAAAATATTGGGCCGTAACGGAGGAATTCATTAGTCTTGAAAAATCTATTAAACATATAGAAGAGAATAATCTTCAATCTCAACTCAAAGAAGCTGTTATAAATATGTGGGAAGAAATTGATTCTCAGTTTAGAACAGAACGTTCACCAAAAAGTAGGAATTAATATGAATGAAAATAAGGTCGTCAATTTAAGTCCTAACGTTGAAGAAAAACGATGGGAATTATTTTTAACCCATTTGACTAAAGAGCTATTCGGATCAGCCATACTTTTACAATTACCAAATTGGAAATATAAAGGAACCCCCGTTCAACCTCAAGAAATAATTTTATTGCAATTATCTGGTTGGAAAAAACTGATGTTTTCCATATCAGATATAATAGTAGATCAAATTAATACGATAAAATTAGATATAACTAGTCATACCGTAACAGAATCAAAAAGAAGAGAAGAAGAAGTAAGATGGAAAACGGAGGCTTTGAAATCTATACGGGGATTATTTTGGTCTATAATTAAATTGAAATATTTCCCCGGAAAAGAACTAACGGCTAAATCATTGGATGGTGAAGTTGTTTTGGTTGAATTCTTTGGAAGTCAGAGAGGATGAAAAACCCATGAGTATAGTGATGGGGCTAGATTTATCATTATGTGCAACTGGATTGGTAGCCGTAGATAATAATTGGAGAATAGTAGAACAACGACTCATAACATCTTCTTCCAAAGAGGAAAATACACCAAGATTAACAAAAATAGCAATTAGTATTGGATTATCCGTCGGTAAGATTAAACCTGATCTAATAATGATAGAAGGTCCTGCTTTTGGTATCACCAAAACAATCAGTATATTTCAATTAGGAGAGCTTGCAGGAATAATAAAACGAGATTTATTTATGGCGAATTATCCTTTTATCATCGTTCCTCCAACTGTATTAAAAAAATTTGTAACTGGAAAAGGAAATTCAAAAAAAGACCTTATGCTTTTATCAGTGCACAAGAAATTTGGGGTAGATTTCGATGATGATAATTTATGCGATGCATACGTCTTAGCAAGATATGGATTTCAATTTTTGAATCCAAAAATTAAACAGAGGGTCAGAAATTGAGAAAACTACTTAGACCACATTCCCCATTCGACATTCAACCAGACTCGCTCATATTTTCTGATCTTCATCTTCATGAACGTAAAGAGTTCGAACAAGTTGATAAAAAAACAGGACTAAATTCTCGTTTAGTAGAAGGACTAAATATTCTTCAACAAATCATAGATATTTTACGAAGTCATCCTGAAATTAAATGGGTTTATTCCCTCGGAGATTTATTTGAGCTTAAAGATAAAGTTCCCTCCCACTTACTTATTGAATGTAACAAAATGTTATCAGAAATAGAAAAAGGAGAAGTTCTACATACAGCGTTACTCGGTAATCACGATTTCAACTTGCCCAAATATCCAATTGCTAAATTATTTGATCTTTGTTTGATAACGTTAACTCAAATGATTACTAGAATAGACGGAGTAAAAATTGGATTTATTCCTTATGAAAGAAAATTTGAAGATTTCCTAACAGATTTGAAAGGAATAAATTCTCAAAATCCCGACATAGTATTTTTTCATCAAGAAATCCCCGGAGTAACTTATGAAACTGGAAGAGAAATACCCGGAAGAATGGATTCATATTTTTTCAACCCCAAAACACTCTACATCTCGGGCCATGTTCATAAGTGCCAGGCAATTGGGCAAGTCCAATATGTTGGAAGCCCTTATCAAATACGATTTTCTGACGAAGGGCAGAACCGATTTATTTGGTTACTCAATTCTAAAACCAAAAAACTTGCCCCAATTAAACTTAAATACCCAGAGTTCAAATCATTGGATGTTAGATCGTTTCCTGACCAGTGGGATAAAGCAACCAACTTGGAAGGCAATTATATCAGAGTGGTCGGGGATGTTCCAACCTCCCAATGGGGTCCAGAAATCAAAAATGATATTCGATTTAAATTACAAGGTGCGGGTGCTAGGGGAATTTCCTTCCAAGTAAATATTATTCGTCATCATCAATCTCAAATTCCTCCTGAAATGGTAGAGGATGATGATTCTATCATAAATTTATATGTTCAAAATAACATTGAAGGATCTGGGCTAAACCAAGTGGATCTTATCCGGGTGGGCATTGAATTATTCAAATGAGACGGCCTCTTTTAATAAAGAGAAAAAGGGAAATCATTGTTGAAGTATCCCCAGTGCCTTTCAAAAAAGTGAAAGTAAATGAAAACCACAAAAAGGAAATTACATCCATAATTTTAATGTCAAAACGTATTGATGAATATGAAAATGAAGTGAGGAAAAAAATGGAAAGTGAAATGATTGTTTTTTCTTGTAAAGTTCATTCGCAAAAGTTTTTATGGAGTTTGATTCCCTCTGCAAACCCAAAAAGACGGAGATGATATGCTAATTCGATTAATATCTATAAGTGGAAAAGGATTCATGTCTTTCCGTAAAACATTCGAATTTTCCATGGCCAATTATGAAGGAAAAACCATCCAAATAGACGGAAGGAATTTGGATGACGAGAAGAGTCAATCAAATGGAAGTGGAAAATCGACGTTACTAGAAAGTTTTTGTTATGGGTGGTTTGGGGAACTTTGCCGAAAAAATCGGTATAAGGATGAAATTATACATAAAAAAGAAAAACAAGCCCTGATTCAAACTGTATTTACAGCAGATTCCGTTATGTATAAAACAGAGAGAACTATTGAACGAAAGAAAACACCCAATTTGAAAATTTGGAAAGAAGAAACAGAATTATTTAAAAATGCAACATACCAAGTTAAGCAAAATGAATTAGAAAAAGTATTACAAATAAATTTCATTTCTTTTCAATGCGCTGTAATGTTCGGAAGGGATTTCAATAATTTCCCAGATCTAAAACCTGCAGAACGTGCCAAAATTTTAACAGATGTTAGGGGTCTAGACAAATATGTGTCCAGTAGTCTGAAGGCGGGGGAATCGGCAAAATCATTACAGTCCTTGGTGCTTGAATTAGATAAATCTATTGGAAATAAAGAAGGAGAGTTAACTGGGGTCCGATCTACCTCATACAAAATCAATATAGATACTTTTGAATCCGAAAGAGTGGCCAGTATTTCATCTTGGAAAGAAAGTTTAGTTGAAGAAGAGAATGAATTAAATAGCATTCAACTTAGAATAGACGAAAAAACAAATAAAATTAAATTGAAGATAGCCCATTTTGAAAATAGTAAAAATATTTTGATAAAAGAAACCGGCACTAAACAAGAGGCATCCGATAGAACTAACAATATTCAGTCAGATTTAAATGCTCTTGTATTTCGTAGAGATAATTTGAAAATAGATATGAATGAAATAAATAATGAAATTCAAACTCTTACAAAACAGGGAGAAGGCCCTTGTCCATTTTGTGCCCAAACCATTACAGGGTCATATCTCCAATCCCGAATAAATCAATTAGGATTAGAGGCAATGGGAATAAAATCAGAGTGGGATACTATTCCCGATAAGGAAAGAAGTTTAAGAGATCAACTAAAAGTTAGTAAATCATTGGTAGATGAAATTGATAAAAAAATTAGGGAATTGGATACGATTAAAGATTCCATACGAGATTTGAAAGTAGAATTATCCCATGCCCAAGCTGATGGGGAATCTACTATATCCGCTTCAGTAATTACAATAACTAATTTGAAAAATGATATGCTAAAAAAATCTGAAGAAATTAATCCTTATCTAGAAATGGAGGAAAATAGGAAAAAGCAAATAAGGGAATTAGGGTCAAAGATCCGTGGAATGAATGAAACTAAAAATGGTTTACTTGATAAAAAGAAATATTTTGATTTCTGGGTAGACGGGTTCAAGAAGATTCGAATGATGTTGTTTGATTCTATGATATCCCAATTGGAATCCCTGGCCCAGCACCACCTATCAGAGTACAGTTCCGAATTAAATATTATTATGGCCACAGAAAGGGAAACTAGATCAGGAACCATTAAAGATGAATTTCATATTGCTATTGTAGATAGTAACGGAGATGAAGTTTCCTATGAAATGTATAGTGGTGGAGAAAGACAGAAAATTAGGTTGTCTATCTCCCGAGCACTTTCTCAATTTATAAAAGAAGGGTGTTCCGTAGACTTTTCTTTCATCGCTTTCGATGAACCGAATGATTCCCTCGATGACTTGGGCAAAGAGTCGAACTTCGATACATTTACTTATTTAGCAGAAAATGACGGAAAAGCAGTTTTAGTTACCGATCATGATGCTTTACTTAGAGATCGTTTCGATTGTAGAATATTGGTAATAAAAGAAGGGGGAGAAAGTATAATCCATGTCTAGAATAAAATCTAAACATCGTCCATTCATTCGCAAATTTGAAGAATTAATTTTAAAAGAAGGGCACGAAGGCATATCCATCTTCGTAAATGACTGGATTACCAAAGGGGGTACGTTTCGAACGCTCCACCAATGGTTGTTGTTAAAAGATATAGAAGTGGAGTCCAACACAGTTTATGCATCTCTAAGACCATATTTGACCGTCCCATACGATATGCCCACTTCCTTTTGGAATAAATGGGGTTCTGTTGCTCAAATTAAAGGGTTTAAAGATATAGATGATTTAATGGAAACATATAAGAAAAAATATACAAATACGGAAATGGCAATGGAGTTGGGGGTAACTACTAGAACCATAGAGTATCTAAGAATAAGAATGGATGGGGATAGAAGTCTTCCGATGAGGGAATTAATAAAGGGGAAAAGACCCTCCCACCGAGATGAAGATGGTTTTACCAAAACAGACGTTAAAGAAAAATGGAATAAAATTTTAACTGAAAAAGGATTTAAAAATTTGAGGGAAGCTGCTGCATATTATATAAAAAAGAAAATGTCTCCAGAAGCAATGGCAAATGAATTGGGGGTGACAGAGAGAGCACTCAAAATCCGAATGGAGAAAGCCGGAATTTTGATTAGTAAAGAAAATTATGCTGCAAACAATACTGAAGATTCGTTAGGACTACTTTGATTTATCAAAAAATAGGATGTATCAAAAATTTAGAAGTTTCTTCAATTTGTAACCTATCTTGTCCATATTGTCCCTGTTCTGGTCAAGGGGAGCATAGGCCAGTTGGATTGATGGAATGGCCCACCTTTGAACAAACTCTCAAATTACTTGAAATATTTGTTAAAAAAGGAACCCAAAGAGAACTCAATTTATTTGGGGTGGGGGAGCCTTTTCTACACCCCCGATATATTGAAATGGTTAAACGTTGTCGAACCATAATGCCTCGGTATCTCTGCCTCCGTACCAATACAAATGGAATTTTGGCAGACGAAGAATTAATCCGTAAAATTCTTGATGCGGGAATAGATGCAATAGATGTTACGGATCATGATGCGTTTATAGCTATGAAAACAGTAGGACTATTTAATAAATTGCGTTTAGAATATCCTAAAGTCCAATTTGGGTATTCCCGAGATGCTATCATAAGACCGAATAATTGGGGGGGACTGATAAACTGGACTCCAGAAGATTACAGATCTAGAGTCCTTTGCCCATGGCTTAAAAATGGGCAAGTAATGGTTATGAGTAATGGAGATATAACACGTTGTTGCCAAGATGCCTACTCTAGGGGGATTTTGGGAACAGTATGGGACGATTCTTTAGAGATTATTCATACACCATATATTCAATGCAATACTTGCCATGAAGATGTTCCTGAAGGAATGGCCAGGGTAAAATAATGGAATATATATGCTATGGAGATAATTGTTATTGTAAGATTATTCTAGGCTGTATCGACTATAAACCAATTTGTATAGAAATAGATCCAGATGTTTATAAATTACGAGGTTGTAGTGGGAAACATCTAATAAATGAAAGGGATAAAAATGAGAAGAACAGTTGCAAAAAGACTTCGTAAACAAGCAGCTAAAGATTTTCCTGGAGGCTCTCATAGAACTAGACGAGCGGATGGATCAATGTATTGGCAGGGAACAAGAAAGGCATACCAAGATAGTAAGAAAGAGACAAAATGAAAACTCCTGATAGCGAGTGCTCAATTTGTAGAAATCTTTCTTGTGTTTGCAATGAGAGTAAAATAAAATGTACTTGTCCCCGAACCAGATGGTATAAATGCCCTATACATTCGGCAGTTCCCCAAGATACCGCCAAACCAATGGTTGCTAGTCCATATTTCATAATAGATGCTCTTATTGAGATTATTCGAACAAATAAAAAGAATATTCGTACTATCATAGGAGATTGCTGATGAATATTATCATTGTTTCCCCCGGAATGAAACACGATGGCAACACCTTGGCCAAAAGCTCATTAGGGGGATCAGAAACCGCCGCTATTCAATTAGCAGAATCCTTTGCTTCTAAAAAAGATGCTTTTGGCGGAAGAAATAGGGTGGTAGTTCTGAGTCCTTGCGATGCTCCAATGGGAATCAGGGGGGTAATGTACATCCCCCTACAACAAGGTCAAGAATTAATGTCTCATTCAGATATAGATATGCTCATCGTATCCAGAGATTTTGGTATTCTTCAAACCCCCCATAATGCTAAAACTTGTTATTTATGGTGCCATGACCTCGCTCTCAAAAGAACTGCCCCAAATATGAGGGGAATTTTAACTCAAGTTGATCGCGTTCTTCTTATGTCTCAATTTCAAAAGAATCAATATAAAGAAATTTATGAAATCCCCGAAGAAGCAATTGAAGTGATCAGAAATGGGATAGACGTTTCCTTGATTCCTGACGGACTCAATTCCGTCAGAAGTTTAGGGCAAATGGTCTACTGTGCTAGACCAGAACGAGGTCTGGAAAATCTTGTCAAAGAAAATGGAATTATGGAAAAATTTCTCAAGAAAGAAATCTCTGTAAAACTTATGGTAGCCCACTATGACAATACCGTTCCGGGGATAAGAGCATATTACGAACATCTTTGGGAAAGGTGCAAAGCACTTCCCAACGTTCAATTACTGGGATCTTTAACAAAAGCTCAATTATATGATTTATATTCTCGTTCTTGGGCTTACGTTTACCCCACAGAGTTTGATGAGATTTCTTGCATTAGTGCTATCGAAGCCCAAGCTTGCGGACTTCCTTTCATTACGACTCCAACCGCCGCATTGGTAGAAACTCTTCATCCTGGTGCCACTAAATTTATCAATACTACTGATTTTGGACTAGCTTCTACGGAGGCTTGCCAAAATGAATTTATTAAAGTTATTGAAGAACTTTTAAATAAGCCCTCTATTACTAAAAACATGTCCATAGCGGGTATGGAACACGGGAAAACATTGATTTGGGGGCCTGTAGCAGATCGATTGTTAAATATATCTGATAAAATTATGAGAAAAAAATCAAGTAACCCCGCTAGATTGTATAAGCATTTCTTTAAAAATTCTGATATTGAAATGTGTAATATTATAGAAGCAAAAGAAAATGGGGTTGCCGTACATTTTGAAAGAGAATGCCATAATCTCAATTTGGTAAAGAATGATGTTAAATATATCCATGATAATTTCTCTTTTATGGAATCTCCTGAAACATATAGAGAACAATATAAAAAAGTAGATGCTCCTATAGAGGGAACAAAGCATGAAGGGGCCAAAGTTAGTCACTTTGAAACTAGCGGAAGTGAGCCACGATGGTTGATTATGAAAGAGTTTTTGGAAACTTCTGGTCCGTATGAAAAAGTCCTTGATTACGGCTGCTGGATTGGGCATCAAACCATTAGAATGGCAAATCTTTTCCCAGATAGTCAATTTTTGGGGCTAGATATAACTAGAAAAACTATTGATACTGCTAACAAATGCAAAGAAAAATATTCTGAGCATAAAAATATTAAATTCATATCTACAGATGAAATGACCTCTCATCCTATAGAAAAAATATTAGAAATAGGCGGGGGGACTTTTGACTTAGTATTTTGCAATGAAGTATTAGAACATGTTATTGACCCCTATCATCTTATTGATCAATTAGAAACTTTATGCAAAGAAGGGGGAACTATTTACTTGACAGTTCCATATGGACCTTGGGAATATTTATCATACTATACCTTCCCCCATAGATGCCACGTTCGCCATTACGAAATGAACGACATTTTGGATATGTTTAGTGAGAAAAAAGATATCAAAGTTTTCTTTAGATCTACGGGAAGAATCAATTCTGGAGAAGTTATTGGGCACCACTTTATCTCATATACTAAGGATTCTAGCATTCCGACTAACCGTGTTAATTTTGAAAGAAAGATGGTATGGCAAGCTCCAAAGGAAACTCTCTCAGTTTGTATGATAGCATATAATGCAGAAGATATGCTTCATAGATGTTTGAAATCTGTTTCTAAAATAGCCGACGAAATCATTATTGCAGTAGATCCGAAAACTAATGATAGCACCAAAGAAATTGCTCAAAAATATGGGGCCAAGATTTTAAAAGGAATTGACCCTCTCAAGGAAGGATTCGGAGCCGCCAGAAACCTAAGCATCAAAGATGCAAAGGGAGATTGGATACTTTGGATTGACTCTGATGAAGTTCTACTCAATCCAGAAAACGTTAATAAATATCTTCGGGCGAACCCCTTTAACGGATATGGCATACAACAACATCATTTGTCCGTAGACCCCCCCAATCCTTTTAAGCCCGACCTACCTACACGCTTATTTAGAAACAATACGGGGGCCAAATTCTTTGGCTTGATTCATGAACATCCCGAATTAGAATTGAACAAGGGATTTGGTTTGGGAATTATTATGCCAGACTTTTGGATTGGTCATGACGGGTATTTAACAGATAAAATCAGAAATGAAAGATTCCTCAGAAATATTGATTTGCTTCTTCGAGATTACAAAGAATGCCCTGATCGGGATTTGATGAAATTCCTATTCATGAGGGATTGTATTCATATCATAAAAGATAGAATGAATCGTTTTCCCCCTGGGACTCCTCCAGATGATTTCTGTCGGGAGTGGGCTATGAGGGCTAAGCATATATTTGAAACTAAATTTTTACCAAATCCCGCTGATCCTATTATGTTAGATGCGATTGAATTATATTCAACTGCTAACGCTTTACTAGGATTGGGGCAAGATATGATATTTACTTTTATTCTAGATGGAATTCAATTACGAGATGTTAAAACTAGATTCCCTAATTCTGAAATAGCTTCTCAAATTGTTGGTGGAATTCTTAAACATCAAATGTCTTTGAGAGAAGGGAAATACGTTTAAATAGAAATAACCTGACTAACGACAATTTTTTCTCTAAGGCGATGGGCTATGGCTTCCTCAAAACTTAGGCCATCTTTAATTCGTTGCCAGAGGGTAGCATAGTTTATGCCAAAATGAGCTGCCCAATCCTTCAAACACTTTGTTTCGCCATTATGGGTATAATTACGATTTCTAGTTGAATAATTTCTATTGGATATTGCAGGAGTTACCCAACGGCAATTACCCGGTTCATAGTTACCGTCTGCTTCAATTCTATCAATTATTTTCCCATTACAGGGTCCCATATATGCAAGAAAAGCCTCAAAATTATATCTCCATTCATCGCAAATGGTAATTCCTCTTCCACCGTAACGAGGATACTTGCGATTGGTTTCACAATAGCAACGATCCTTCATTCCTGACCAACAACTATATTCCGGAGTTATCTGACCATCCTTACAAAAACCATGTTTGAAATTTGCCCCGGCTTTGATAATCTCCCTTTTCAAACATCCACAACTTTTTGTTAGTTTGAGTTTATCTTTAGCAACAATATGATAATTTCCGCATTCGCAGAGGCATTCCCAAAAAGAAGTAGTCCCCCGTTTGTCTTTATCAATTCTAGAAAGACCTAATACAGTCAAACGAAAGAATTGGGTCCCAGTCATATCGGTTGTTCTAGGGGGAACAAGAATCATGAGGCACCCCCTTTCGGAGATGCCCCATGAACAAGAAGGAAAGAACTTTGTAGCACGCCTAAGTACCTGATTCTATTGGGTATTATGCCCCTAAAAATTTCCAGCCCCAGTCGATCTGCAGCGTATCGCCAGCAGCCTTGTTCACGTTCGGAGCCACCAACGCATGGGCTACAAAGGAACCAGCCTGAGTCCGCATTCCCACTTCTCCGATAGACCCGTTGGTTGCTACGCCCGCGCCCCAAGAGAACCGCCAAATTGTCCACTCACCGGAACCCGTACCGAATGAGTTGACATTCTGCGGATAGGAAGCGGAAGTTGCTAGGGACGAAGTAGCAATTAAAGTCCCCAAACCAGTTCCAGCCTTCACCGGAGCGGTGGTATTAACACCAAGCTCTGCCCACATAGATCCCGGCAACACCCCTGCCCCCGACAAATAGACAGAGAGATACTTATCCCCAATAGAGTTTACTAGGTTAAACTTATGACCTTCCTGCTTCAGTGTACCATCAGGGCCATACAAACGGTGACGAACACACCCGAGAATTCCCATTTTCTCAATGGGAAGATCTCCTTCAGTTTCTTTGAGAAACGCCGCCAGTTTTGCATCTAAATCCCTTCTTAATTGCTCATTCATTTTCCCTTCCTCCTTCTCTACATGGGGTGTTCGGAACATTTTGGTTCCCAGTTAGAATCCTTTTTATTATATCGTTTATGGTTCTCCCTTTCTATGAAAAATTACACCAAACGGAAAAGGGTTCCACGATGGACATATATCTTCCCTCCGTAATATCCGTAAGCATCAAATACAACATCCCCATTGGCATGACTGCTAGGATCTGTTTGCCAACCATAAACGTAAACTCCTGTGACACTTTTGGTGAAAGCAGATATACCTATATGATTAGAGGAGGAATCCCAAATATTTCCCCAAGTAGAAGTAGGATCAAATAAAACTTTTGAGTTTGTTCTAAAGGTAGCTTGAAGCCAAACTGTATCCCCATTTGTAAACTCTTTTATGCTCATATTTCCCTCCTTACTTCATTCTGAGGATATTTAATTCAACTCTCCTATCCTGAACGTTTATACTTACTTGGGGATTAAGAGCATCAATCTCCATCAAGAACCGTTTATAAACTGCAAGTGAAACATACAACTTTTCACGAATTATTTTTGCTATTACTTGGTCTAATCCTAACCTATCTAGTACATTAAGCAAATCAGATAAAAATCTTTGATAACTAACTGACCGGAATTGACCATCAGCGAGTCCTACTACGTCATACTGATGAATCCAATAAAGCATCGTTCTAAATTCAGAATCATTTAGAGAAATAGATTCCGTTAATATCAAAACAAGAATCTTTTTCCACTCCGCAGTATCCGTAATTCCAACAGAATCCGTTTGACTACGAAGTATTTCAAGAACTCTTCTCAAACTATCTGTAACTCCAGTAGAATCTGCCACAAATCTATTAACAGAAATAGATCTAAGAAGGAAATCAGAAATCCCCTCCGTTTCTGCCAATTCCCTTATCATTTCCAACTGATAATATTGAGAATCCGTCAATTCGAAGGATTCTGATAAATAACGTAATTTCATAACCAAAGATAATAGAGAATCGGCTAAGGCAACAGAGTCTACGGACATTCTAGTCAAATTAACCGTTCTAGGAGCTATGTCTACAAAAGATAAAGATTCTGATACTATTCTGTTAACATCCAAAATCCTAAGTTGCTCGTCAGACAAATCTAAGGATTCGGCTATGATCCTAGCAACATAAAATATGGCTTGGTAGGAATCCGTAATTCCAACAGGCTCAGACAGAATTCTAGATACAATTAATGCAAGATATTGAATATTTATATCTACAAGACCAACTTCTTCCAATGACTCTCTTTTTACCTTCAATGCTCTTACATAGGAATCGGATAATTCTAATCCTTCCATCATAGCTCTAATGAAACTTAAGGATCGTAACTGGTAATCATTTAAATTTAAGGATTCCCCAATCGTCTTAGCCAATAATTTTACTCTTGCATCTGTCAACCCTAAATTTTCATATAAGGAAAATATTTTTACAATTATCCTATACTGAGAATCTGACAAATCCAGAGATTCAGAAAGAATTTTCTGAAGAGTACGATAACGAACAGTCGAATCAATTATTCCCAATGCTTCCGATAGAGTCTTAGCAATTGATTTGATCAGAGTATCCGAAAGACCCTCAGTATCAAAAAGAATTCGTTGAATCGTCAAATGACGTTGAATGGTATCTGACAATCCCATTGTATCGGAAATTTGTTTTAAAAAAGATTTAATGTTAGAATCAGAAATTCCTAATAAATTACTAATCAATATAGTTTTAATGAAGGCTTGAGATTTATCGTCTACTAATCCAATAACATCTGAAATTTCAGAAACTAGCAAATTAACTTCTATACCATAGAAAATGTCTAAAATTTCAATCGATTCTGAATAGGAACGAACAAAAGATATATGACGATCCAACGTATCGTTTATAGTCAAAGAATCATAAACCGCACGGACCAAATGAATAATATTTGATTGGGAATCAGTAAGTCCAATAGAATCAGATATATTTTTTAAAAGGGACTTAATATGTGTTAAATTATCTGTCATTGCTATAGAATCAGACTCCAACCGAATGTGCCCCATTACTCTATTCAAATAATCAGACGTTCCTCCAGAATCAGATAAATAACGCACCGCCTCCATTAATCTAGAGCTATAATCACTAATTCCCTCTATTTCCAAGAAAGCACGACTATACAAAACCGTTCGGAAAGATACATCATAAAGATTAAAAGCATCAGAAACTATTCTTCCCAAAGTAGAGGATTTAACTTGGGCGTCAGTAATACCAATCGCCTCTGCCACTATTGCAACAAATAGATTTATTTCTGTTTCATAAAATACATCTACTAACCCAATAACATCTGGTTGAGTCAGCCGTTTTACCAATATCCTAGAAACAACATCAGATAATCCAAGAATATCTGAAATATATCTGCTTGCTAAAGAGGCCCTTGCTATAGAATCAGAAACCCCCAAAATATCTGAAAGAACCTTACCAATAGTTTTTGCTTGAAAATCAAATGCACTAGTGGTATCAGAAATAACCCTACTACGAAGGAGTGCCCAAACTTCTGAATCAGTTATTCCCAAAGATTCTGATAGGGTCCTAATTAATGCAATTACTGTAATAGAATGATCGGAAATCCCCATAGAATCAAAAGAGTCACGAATCATGTTTAAATACCGAAGGGAAGAATCGCCTATTTCTTCATTTTCAGAAATAATTCGAGATAGGGATTTAATTATTAATTGATAATCTACTATTCCAATAGAATCAGATAGTTGGGCAACTTTCTGAAGAATACGGTTTATTGAATCTGTCATTCCCTCTGATTCAGATAGAACTCTAACCATATTACCAATCTTACTCAAAGTATCCATAATACCAGTTGATTCTGCAACTATCTTGCCAATCATTTTACTTTGTATATCAGATAATCCCAAAATATCAGAAAGATAACGAACGATGGAATTAATAACTATTTCAGCATCCGTTATTCCAACAGTATCAGTAAGATATTTACGAAGGGTGATATAACGATTATTAGAATCTGCCAAACCTAATGAATCAGAAAGATAACGATTGATAAGATGAACAAGAATAGAAGAATCTGAGATATTCTCACTATCAGATATGTATCTGACTATTTGTCTAATAATTCTTTCGTAATCTCCCAATTCCAACACTTCCGTGGGCCTACGAATCATTGACTTTACAATATCTCTGGAGTCTACTAATCCAAAACTATCCCCAATCGGACGAATAAAGGACAGGGAACAAAGGATAGAGTCTGGAACTCCGATGGATTCTATATTTTCATATCTCCGTACTAACTGTCTATATAGAACATCAGAGATCCCCAAACTATTTGCTAATTCTCTGGTAAAATTAGTTCCGCCCGCCGTATAAGTCACCAGAACCGAAACTGCGGAGGTATAGACCCAATCGACATTCTCATTCGGGCATGTAAGCCGTATGTTCATCGCGTTGATCTGCGATTGAGTCAGAGACAGGCCGGACCACGACGCTATTCCATAGGCGTAACTCGTTTGATTAACTACTACGTTTACAACGGAGGACCAGTTAGACCCGTTGTCGATGGAATATTGAACATCTATCGACTCTGTGCTGCTTTCGCTTTTCGACCATATATAAATACCTATCCCGGTTGCGGTATCTGATGCCCCCATGACGGATACATTCGCCATGGTGAATTCTTCTACGGAGTTGTTGTCCCCGGCAAGCCCTCCATCCGCCTCCGTTTCCGATCCATAAGCATCGTCTACACGCGACCAATGCGGAGGGGCAGACCATCCATTCCAGTTGGTTGTTACATCACTTGCAGGATAGATACGCTCGGTAGCCATCTACCTTACCCCCCACGGGCGGCATTAAGGGACAGGGTCATAGAAACCTCCGGGGTCATCACTGAAATTTATTCTTCAGCAACAAGAGATCACTAATATTTCTATCCTAAATTATTACGATTGCTAAAGAATCTGATACTCCTATAGAATCTCCTACGACAGTAGACGGAACCAGCCCAGAAACCAAGGAATCTGGTATACCCAATGATTCACTTATTATTCTACCTTGTATTATTTTAATTGCTAGCGAATCCGTTACTCCTGCTATATCACTAGTAACGATAAATAGAACGAATCCAGATACTGAGGAATCCAATACACCAGGGGATTCAGAAATTCTTCTATTATAATTCTGAACTTTAATAATAGCATCAGTAATTCCTATAGATTCTGAAAGTCTCCTCTTATGCGTACCCCCCTTCCCATAATCGTCAGCTTCCAGTAATTCCATTATTCTTCTATTATAATTCTGAACTTTAATAGTACCATCTACCATTCCTATGGAATCTACAACTTCAATTTTTACGTTAGCTCCAGAAACATTTACGGTTACTTGATCTGCATTAGCATCATTTGGATTCGCCGTAGGAGAAACGGAGAAAGTGTAATTCATACCATAAGATAAACCAGAGTCGGTGTAATTCAATCCATTGGTAGTTCCTAATAAAATCCAAGAAACGCCACTACTTCTATATACATACCAAGTTAATGCGAAACCTCTCCATAAAAGAGAAACTGAAGAAATTGTTCCTCCACTCCATATTTCTGTAGCAGACAATCCAACACATGCTTGAGATTGCGCTGCCGGAAGAACAGGAGTAACTACAGATCCTGATCTTGTATAAACCTCTGGGACGTATTCTACTCCAGAAAGTTTCCTACGTTGATCAGATGATCTAGAAATCCTCAATATTCTAACAGCCTTAGTTAATTGATCAATTTTCCCAAAATAATATAAAGCGTTAGATGCGGGGGTTTTGACCCAATTTGTTAGAATTTGTAATACAGAGTAATTTCCTGTTCCCATCGTAGCAGCATCAACTTCAATCTCTTCTCTAGAATCATCGTCAATATGTTTTATACCTACCATATATTGAAAAGAAGAATCAATTGCTACTTCTTTATCCAGAGTAATTGTATTTACAGTGGCGGATACTACCCTACCACTTTGACCCCAATTGGGAACGTCATGAGCAACATCTATTATATCCCCTGGACGACAAGCGATGGCATCTACATCTGCATCGAAAGAGACTGTCACCGTGACATAACGGTTACACTTTATTAAAAATGAACCATGGTCTGTTGCTTGGTATCTGCTCGTACAACCATAAAGAATTATTGACGTTTTATTAATTTCTTTATCAGAAGTATCAAAATCGTCGGAATAAACTTCTACTGTTTGACGAATATAATCCATTTCTCTATCAAAATAAGTTATAGCTACAGCATTTGCCCTATCGCCCATCGGTAAAAATTCTTCCGCAAAAGAATCTTTTTTGATATTTCCCATAGTAAATAAAAATCTCTGAACAGCTATTTCTTCTACTTTATCAATAATCACCGTAAACTTGGAACCTAATTGAACGATAGTCCCCCTTCCATTCAAGGAAACCATATCCAATGCTTTACGAAGAGAGAATGCAGTATCAAAATAAATATGAGATTCTAAAGGAATTGGAGTAGGTGCTGCTCCCTCTGAAATATCAATACACCAATCTGCCCATGCTTGAAACGCAGCCAGATCAATTCTAGATGCTGGAACACCTTCACTCTTATACCCCGTGATTGCCATTATGATGAAACCCGCCTTATATCTTTAATAGTCATGCTAAATAACTCCCAAATCAATTATTGTTATGTCATTCCCCGCAGCCTCATCTACTATTCCATAAGGAGGATAATCTACCGTGATGGTCCCTGCGCTTACGCTTAGCACAAAGAAAGTGTCGTTATTCACTGAATTCGTGAAACCCGACACTTGGATGGAATGCCCGGCAACCAAATTCGGCAAACGAATAAGAAACTGGGAAGCAGAGTCGAGCAGACTATTGGATCCCTCCAATCCGGCAACCATGCTTACGGTGACCCATGCTCCAACAGGAGGCTCCTCTATCGGCATTGCCCTATGAAGCGAATGATAAGATACCCAAGCAGGGTTTGAGGCCGATTTCAAAACATATGCCGCCCCAGTCCATACAGGAACAGTGCTCCTAGTCACCAAACAATCAATCTTAGGCATTCCGCCAGAAAGCTGATCAGTAGCAAGAGCACGAATTGCTAATAAAGCCGTACCTGGATATTTAAAAGCATCGTATGTTATCTCTTGTATTGATTCGAACATAATATCATTACCATATCTAGAACCAGACGGAGAGGCGACTGCTAGACGCATCCTAACATCATATGAATTTGCATCTAGTAGATCCTTAAAAAACATTTTTCGTAGGGGTTCTATTTGGCCCCCCGTTATTTCCACATAATTTTGATAGATTAAACTAACAACATTTATAAAATTGCCGAAAATTATCCACCGCCATTCTCCTATAAAATGCGTTCCTTCCCCATATTCTGCCCATACATCAAATGGATACGGCTCTCCGTCATAATGGTCTGTTATAACATTTGATCCAGCCTCTATTTCAAACCATTGAAGACCTATCATGCCCTCTACAGTATCCCAACGTCCGGCAGACCATCTTGCACCAGTATCAATTACAGTGGTGGCATATTCTGCAGTTTGTAATCTATTCCAAGCATTGCCGGCACCACTTACCCTGTATTCTATAAATAACCTAATTGTTTGAGGAGATAATCCACCCCCATCATTAGCATAAAATAATCCTGCAGGAAAAACAATTCCTACTCCCAAACCTTCAACCACATTTCCATCAGTAGTCCGAACAATCCAGCCATTAGTAGCCGTTCCGCCACCAGAATAAGAACCGGTCATTGATAGATAACCATTATCTTCCCAAAATATATCAAAAGTATCATTAGTTACATTACTAATTTGAAAAGTAAAATTATTAATATTATCAATTCCTCCAACGTCAACTATATCGACAAATTGTCCATTAAAAAATCCATGATTCGCAGCTGTAATAGTCATGGTATTTCCATCACCAGAACAACCAGTAATATTAATTGTAACGGGGTCTTGTAACCTTACGCTTACAGAGTGATCATAACGAGAATCCCCGAAAAAAGGGATAACGCCTTGAAAAATCGTTCCTAATCTAGTTTCTATTAAAATTCCCACGAAATTATTAGAGTCTATTTCATTTATTCGAACATCAGAAATACTATCTACCTGATGACCTGCTACGGCGAATAATAAATTTAAATATTGTTTATTTCCAACAATTTCAATAAAATGAGAAATAAGTGGGGGGACAACTCTATGAGTCCCAAACATTTCAGGGAGTGCACCTCCCTCATATAAAGCATTAGCCCCAGGAATCCAACTATATGTTGCGGAAGAATTAATATCACCCATTGACAAATCTGGCATAGAAGCGGGGAAAACTGAGTTTATTAGCATTCCTCCTACGGTCATAAAAGCTGCGGTACCTATACCTACCATAAGTAATCCACCAGTAGATAATGAACCTGCTGTTGCTCCCACCATACCCAAAGATGTGGCATATCCAGCTAACTCCGGTTGCACCGTAACTATTGCTACTACCATTAAAGCAATCATAGCCACAATAGCTAATGGATTCTTCCCATCACCCCCCCTAGGAACAGCACATATAGCTACAGAAGTTCCCACCTTTGGAATTAAATCCAATTTATTTTCATCGGAAATTATATTACCGTCCAAAGATACAGCTATATCATATCCCTCATAAATTACTGGATAATACTCTTTTACCATTTCCCGAATGGAAAGTCCCTCTTCTATCAACATAATCTCACGAGAGTTTAGGGGGTCAAAAGGATTCTTTACAAATGTTAAAGTCAACTTATCCAAGAGTAAAACCCCCTGATTTTCTTAGCGTAAAAAGAATCAGATAGCCTAATCAAATGGGAATTTCTTTTGCGAAGGGTATGAATTACTACCCCATTTCCAAGATATACCCCCAAATGCTGCACTCCCTCGGGAAGTTCTGGATCTAGGGAAAATCCTATCAAATCTCCCTGAGACGGGTATTTCACTGGTTTCCATCTAGATTTTATCTCGTCAGATACTGTAGAAGCTATAGCAAGACTAGCATTACAAGCTATAGGAAAATCCGGAAACTCTCTTCCCAACTTACGATGAACTGCCATACAAAGCCCCCAGCAATCCAACCCTATCTTGGGATCTCTGCCTCCATCTACAAAAGGAATTCCTACCAGATCTCTAAATTTTGATAGTTCTACCATATTATATTCCAAGCCTAATTCCTCCTAATCCGACTCCAGGAAATCCACCAAATCTACTAGAATTATTTCGCAACCTACAATCTGATAGTGTTTTATTACAAGTCATATATGGATATTCGTTCGTACCACCTTGGTAATAACATAATTGGTTAACTGTTTCGTTTGAAAGCGAACCAGAGTATCCCTGCACGCTTATCGTCGGTCCGGCAGATTCCGCAACAGCCGATACAGGCCTAAGAGAATCTACGCCTCCTGGTTGGCCCAACTCCATATTACTAGCATCAATAGTAAGTATCTTGAACCATAAATTATTATACGGATTTGAAAAACCAGATATGAACACCCATTGACCGGAAGTAAAACCGGCTACGAGGAATCCACCAGTTGAGTCTACTAAAACTCCATTATTTGGCACAGTCATGGCGATAGTGGTTGCTACATAAGGATTTCCAGATAGTGTCAACCCCGTTGGGGTATTGAACTTAAATCTACAATGATTTTTCAATATTCTATTTTGGGGAAATCTTTTATTAAATGGATTAGAAGCACCAAGAACAAACGTTGCCCACCGATAGTTTGTCTTGGGCTGTTTTAATTCAAACAAATATTCTACTTCTGGGGTCGCACTAGCCAAATTTTTGGAATTGATAACGTAAATATTTACTTCTACGGGGGAAAAACCATAACGTTTAATATAAGCATCATAATCTTGTAAATATTGTTCCATCACTCTAGATATATTTGAAACTTTTAATTCAACTTGGGGAACTTCTCCCTTGCTTTCCTCTCCTATTTCATCCAATTCAAAAGGGAAGGCTATCCAATTAATACCACTTCCAGTAGGCCATTCTATATTTTCATTGTTACGAATTAATCGAATAGGATCAACTAAACCTGGGATAGTAATTTTTAAAGCTAAATACCAAACACCATCAGAAGAAAGTTTATTCTTCTCCTCTAATGCTACCGATGAGATAGTAAGAGCCAATTATAACTCCATGATAATACAAGATACTTCCCAATAGTAAATTCCCCCACTAATTCCTATGCTACTAGCTTTAATACTATTTCCAATAAATCTGCAATTATTATAATTGATGGAATTTCTTGGATTCGTCCAAACGAAAGAAAGCCCTATATTTGCTATGAAAAAAGCCTGCAGAGCATCTAAATCTGTTTGAGACATAGATTTCCAATTTAATCCCCAACGGCGTATGGCCCTAGAACTAATGGCACGAGCAGCGGAATAATTTGCTTCAAACTCTGTTTCAACTTGGGGTTTGTATAATTCTTCTTCGATCTTAGAAGGAAGACCAATATCTGGCCAAGTTGCCATTACCTACCCCCACCAAAGGCATCCCTCATGCCCATTTTATTCCTTTGAGCGGCGTCCAATACCACAGAAATAATATACTCATCAGGCTTAAATTGAATATCAGATTTAGTAGCTTCCAATTTATCCCCCCCACTTTCATTTATAATCTGAACTGTTACCTTTGAAGGACCGCCCGATCCCGTATTTGGTGAGATGCTTCCAGATGCGCTAGGTCTAAATACCTCTGGGCCTCTCTCCCCTACCCAATAAGCTCCTCCAGCAGAAACAGGGCCTCCCCCCGCCCGAGGGAATGTATATACCCCCCCAGCCCCCGCGCTAGCCCCAGCAAGAGTGTAGCTA